AAGAGATCATGGCAAGATCCATCTACTATAGTAAAAGGTGGTGAAGTATCTGATAAGACTGTTGCCTGTATCGAAGCAGTTGGTGCTGCAAAAGGAACAGGTAGATTGGTTGGTACTAGTGTTGGTGCTAGTGCTGCCCCTGCTCTGTCTGGTATCCCCTTTATTGGTTGGGTAGCAGCAGGATGGGTAGCAATGTTTGGTGGTGATCAAGGTGCAGAAATCGGTGGTAACATGGCAGAAGGTCTAAACGATAACTGCTAATGGCTGCACCTACATTAACTGATCTGATATATCTAAAGAAAAATTATTTGACTAAGGATCAGTGTGAAATTATTATTAATGAATTTGAGGCAAGCTCACAAAAACCTGATCAGGAACATTGTGGGCATGCTTTTAATCATTTGGATGTATACTCTACCTTTAAAGTTAAGGAGTCTGAGGTAGGTAGTGATAGTTTTAATATAATACATCAAACTATTGAGAATATAATTAATGAGTATCATGATTACCTTGATACTTTTAATGCCTTTCATGTTGCTAGGAGAGGTAGTATGTTACATCCTCATAAGTATCGTCTTATGAAATATGAGAAGGGTGCTTGGATACATCCTCATATAGATCATGATGTTACCATTTATGGTAGTTGTACTATTAATTTAAATGATGAGTATGAAGGTGGTGACTTTGCTTTCTGGGGTGGTCAGCATAAATTGAAATTAGGATTGGGTGATGTGATGATCTGGCCAGCAGATTTCTTTTGGGTACATGAGGTAGAAGAAATAACAGATGGTACTAGGTACTCTGCAAATACTTTTCTATGTTCTACACCAAAAACATTACCTGAAACTGTAAGATATAATGTGAAAGGTGTATGAAAACAATTGCTATTGTTGGTGGTGGTACTGCTGGATGGCTTACTGCTCATCAATTTCTTAGAAAAATAAATCCAGAAATAAAAATACTTGTAGTGTCTTCCTCACAAGTTCCTGTTATAGGAGTGGGTGAAGGAACTACAGGTCTTTTTACTGAGTTGATTCATGAACTGTTTGATGAGAAAGAATTTTTAAAAGAAACAGAATCTACTTATAAGATAGGTATAAGGCATAGTGATTGGGATCAAGTAGGAAAATCTTTTTGGTCACCGTTAGGTGATGAGTACTCTGGTGAGTCTTCCTTCCCTTCACCAGACTATGATGATGTTAGGGTGTGGCATATTGCTAATGGATTGGAGTATGATAAGTCATTCCAATCTCGTTTAATGGCAGAGAATAGACTTCATATTTCAAATGGTGAAAGTATATACACTAAGTTACATGAGGAACATGATGGATATAGTATACCTGTTGCATATCATTTAGATAGTCATAAGGTTGGGGAGTATTTAAAAAGGAAAGCATTAGAGAAATCTAATTGTTCTCATGTTGAAGGTAAAGTAGTAGCTCTCGCTCAAGATAAAGATGGTTCTATACATCACCTTGTCTTAGATGATGATAGAAAAGTTGAAGCTGATTTTTATATAGATTGTTCTGGGTTTTCTAGAATATTAATTAATAATATTACAGATAATAATTTTGTATCATATGATAATGATCTTTTAGTAGATAGTGCTTTAGTTTTTACTAGAGATTCTAATGACATTAAAAACTATACTCATGCTCATGCATTAAAGAATGGATGGATGTGGGAGATACCTACACAAACTAGGATGGGATGTGGATATACTTTTAGTAGTAAGTTTACTGATAAGGATAAGGCATATGATGAGTTAGGTGATGTGGAGATAAAAAAACATATTACATTTAACTCTGGAAGAATAGAAAAGCATTGGTTTAAGAATGTATTATCGACAGGTCTTGCTAGTGGATTCGTTGAACCATTGGAAGCCATTTCTATTCATGCTACCATCTTACAGAATCAAGAGTTCTTAGATAATTATTTTAAACCTAGTTTAGATCTAAACTGTGATGCTATTCAAGAACAGTATAATGAAGATGTTAATTATATGTGGGATAATTTTAGAGACTTTCTTGTGTTCCATTACATTTCACATAGAAGAGATACTGATTTCTGGATTGAATCTTCTAGTCCAGAAAGATGGAGTCCTAGATTAACCAGACTAATGAAAATATGGGGATGTAGAATGCCAAGGGTTACTGATTTTAAAATTGGTAAGAGTAATGATTTTCATGCTATGGGTAATCCATTATGGTATAATATTGCTATTGGTATGAACATGTTAGATCCATTGATTGCTTCACAGGAGCTACATGACTATGGCATATATGATGTAATGGAAACTCGTTGTAAGAATACATTTGATGCAATAGAGAAAGCACTACCATCTATGGTTAAAACAAACGATTATTATATGCATATATAATGTACAACAAAAGAGACCCAAGAGGTCTCTTTTTATATGGAGACTTAAATGAATGTCTATTTAAATTTAAAACCAAATAATCATGGTGGTGAATCTGACCTCTTGACAGTTGATGTACCTTCAAGTTATACTGAAGAACTATTACGATATGTCAGACCTATTGCCGAAGAAAAAAATGTTCCTGAGTCACGTATACTTAAGGACATAATCAAAGAATCTATTAACGAAATACAAAGGAGAAATTATGAGCGTAAGAGTCGTAAGAACCAGAAGCGGTGATGACGTTATCTGTGATTTGTTCGAGGTTACTACTAAAGATGATACTGAGAAACCAGTTGCTTTTCAGCTAGTTAATGCTTATTATCTTTATCTAATTGATCCTAATCCTGATATTGAAGTAGAAGGAGGTGGAGAAATAAATAAAATTTCTAAACCAGAAATAAAATTTGAACCCTATGCTCCTTTCTGTAAGGAAGATAGGATCATGGTTAAATTGGATGAGGTAGTTACTGCGTATGAAACGCATGATGAGATCATCAAAAAGTACAATCAATTAGTGGAGGCCACACGTGGAAGAGGAGATGATGCAACAGCAGTTGAAAGTGATACTGCTGAAACAGAGATCGGAATATCTGTTAGGGAAAGTGACTGAGCTTGATGAAGAACCAAGCTTGTTAATTGAGAACTGTTATAGTATTCATCGTAATGAGAATGGGGTAGTTGGTCTGCACCAGTTTCCTGAGTTCTCATCTCAACGTGATATGTTCTTGACATCCGAAACAGTTATGAGTATACTGGAACCTTCTGATGAGGTCTCACAGATCTATAACGCTAAATGAGTCAGTTTTACACCAACGTACAGTTAGCTGGTGATACTATTCTTTATAGAGGATATCAGGATGGAACTCCAGTGCAGTTTCGTGGTAAATTTTCTCCTACATTATATGTTCCTTCTAAAAAGAAGGAGAAGTATAAGACACTTGATGGTAGATCAGTTGCTCCTATAGAGTTTACTACTGCCAGAGATGCTAGAGAATTTATTAAAACGTATGATGGTGTAGAAGGATTTGAAGTACATGGGTATGAGCGTTTTGTATACCAGTATATAAGGCGTGAGTTTCCAGGCGAGGTTGATTATAATATCAATCAGATGAAGATATTTGCATTGGACATTGAGGTTCAGTGTGAGAATGGTTTCCCTGATGTGGAAGCAGCAGCAGAAGAGATGCTTTCTATTACCATTAAAGATATGGTTACGAAAGAATTTTTTGTATGGGCTGTAAGAGAGTTTGAAGTACCTGATGGTGTCAAAGCATTTATCTATGACACTGAGAGGGATATGCTTAGTAACTTTATTGAATGGTGGGTGCAGAACACACCAGATATTCTTACAGGATGGAATGTCAATCTATATGACGTACCTTATATTGCTCGTCGTGTAAATAGGACTTTAGGTGAGAAATGGATGAAGTCATTATCACCTTGGAATCGTGCTAATGAGAGGGAGGTATATGTCCAAGGACGTAAAAATTATGCTTATGATGTTAGTGGGATTAACATTCTCGACTATCTCGATCTTTACCGTAAGTTTACTTATAGTAACCAGGAATCATACAGACTCGATCATATCGCTTTTGTTGAATTAGGTCAGCGTAAGGTTGATCACAGTGAATACGATAACTTTAAAGACTTCTATACATCTGATTGGCAAAAGTTTATAGAGTATAACATCCAAGACGTTGAGTTGATTGACAGATTGGAAGATAAGATGAAGTTATTGGAACTTGCCATAACAATGGCTTATGATGCTAAGACAAACTTTGAAGATGTTTATTCCCAAGTTCGTATGTGGGATACGATCATTTATAATTACTTAAGTGATAAGAACATCGTTGTTCCCCCTCGAAAGGGATCTAAAAAAGATGAAAAGTATGCAGGTGCTTATGTCAAGGAACCGAAAACAGGAAGGTATGATTGGGTTGTTAGTTTTGACCTCAATAGCCTGTATCCTCACCTTATTATGCAGTACAATATCTCCCCAGAGACCCTCTGGGAGACTCGACATTCCAGCTCGAGCGTTGAACGGATTCTAAATCAAGAGATTGATTTTAGTAATTGTAAATTTGCCGTGTGTGCTAACGGTGCTCAGTACCGTAAGGATGTACATGGCTTCCTACCAAAAATAATGCAGAAGATTTATGAAGAACGTACGATATATAAGAAGAAAATGCTCCAAGCGAAGCGGGATTTTGAAGTTCAGCCAAGTACCGAATTACAAAAGTCTATTAGTAAATTCAATAACATCCAAATGGCTCGAAAGATCCAGCTCAATTCGGCTTATGGTGCCATTGGAAACCAGTACTTTAGATACTACAACTTATCTAATGCTGAG